AGCGACGGTCTCTCCGCTACTGCCGGTCAAGACAGCGACAACCTCGCCAAGGCCAATACCACCTTGGCCTCTGGTTATTTCACCATAACCCCCAACATGGCGTTCGGCGGGAACGTCAATGTCGGCTTTGACGATCTTGCGGACTCGACCGCCACCTGGCTCGGAACCGGGACCAATTCCACGGCCTATGGCTCAAACGGCTCGATTTACAGTGGCGGCTCGACGGTAGGCTCGTCTTTCGCCACCTTCACAACCAGCGATGTCATCAAGGCCGAGATTGTCGCCGGCAAGGCATATTTTTACAAGAACGGGACGCTTCAGAATACTGGAGGAACGACGCTTCCGGCAGGTCTAACCTCACCCTATCCCACAGCGAGCACGAACAAATCCGGCAATGTGCTCGCCGCGGACTTCACTGGCTGGGCCGTCTCCAGCAACAATATTTCGGGCACCGCCACCCTTTCGTTTTCGCCATCCGCAACATTGCTTGGCTCGGGAAGCATCAGCGGTTCCTCGACTCTAACCCTCACGCCAAGTGCAACACTTCTCGGTCAGGGACAGGTTTCAGGCTCGGCAACGCTCACCTTCACGCCGAGCGCGACCGGACTGGTCGAACGGATATCAGGCACCTCCAGCCTTACGCTGAGCCCCTCTGGCACATTGTTGGGAAAGGGCGCGGTAACCGGCTCAAGCACGCTCACCCTGTCGTCATCGGCCACACTGCTCGGCACTGGTCAGGTCACCGGTTCGTCAACGCTAGTCCTCAGCGGATCAGCAACGATCACCCAGCCGACAATAGCAGGTTCAACTTCGTTTTCGTTCGCACCTTCTGCCACGCTCATCGGCAAGGGCGCCATAACAGGAACAACATCGCTTTCGCTGACAAGTTCTGCAACCCTTCTTGGCAGAGGAGCGATAGTCGGCAGTTCATCGCTCGCACTCACCGTTTCAGGGACGATTGCCGGTGCTGGTGCATTGCTCGGCTCAACAGCAACCTCACTGGTCCTCACTGGCGCTCTAACCGAGACGTCGATAAACAACATCAGCGGATCGACAATGATCCTCTTCTCCATGTCCGCAACACTCAGAGGAATCCAACTGCCCGCTGTCGGACTGGCCGCTCTCGACCAGAGACTGAGACGCCACGGCGGAAGCTGGAATCAATACCAAAGGGTAAGGCGTTAGGAGGCAACATGATGAGCGACAAATCCAAGCGCCCGCTTCCGCATGTGCCTTCGGCAGACGAACAGCGCACCAGAGCTGCTCGCCAGGCAATGTTCAACGCCATGCTCAAGGATGCTTTGGACGGATGACCAACGAACAACTCGAAGGCATCTGCAACCAAATAGCCGAGGGAAAGAGCCTTCGCGCTGTCTGTCGCGAACTCAGCCTCAGTGAAAGCCTGGTTCGATATTGGCTGAACAAGAATGAGGACGCCTTTGCGCAATCCGTGCGCGCGCGGGAATTAGGCTGTGATGCTCTGGCCGATGAATGCCTTGAGATCGCCGACAACGATGAGATCAAACCAGACGACAAGCGCGTCAGGATCGACACCCGTATTCGGCTGATCGGCAAATGGTCGCAGCGTTACAGCGACAAGATGGCGCACGAGCACAGCGGGCCAGGCGGAAAGCCGATTGAGAGCGTCCAGAGGATCGAGCGGCATGTCATCGACCCTCACGATACCGACAGCGCGTAAGTTTCTCCCGCTCCTTCAGCCGGCGAGATACAAGGGCGCTCACGGCGGAAGAGGATCGGGCAAGTCTCACTTCTTCGCGGAAATGCTGGTTGAGCGCTGCATGATGCAGCCGGGAACGCGAGTGGCTTGTGTTCGTGAGGTACAGAAGAGCCTGAAGAATTCGGTCAAGTTGCTGGTCGAGGACAAGATCAACGATCTGGGCCTGGCTTCGCATTTCGACACACTGGAAGCGGAGATCAAGACGCCAGGTGGCGGCGTCATCATCTTTCAGGGAATGCTCAACCACACGGCGGAATCGATCAAGTCGCTGGAGGGCTTCGACATTGCCTGGGTCGAGGAGGCGCAGAGCTTAAGCCAGAGGTCGCTGGATCTATTGCGGCCGACGATCCGCAAGCCGGGCTCGGAATTGTGGTTCTCATGGAACCCGAACAAGCCGAGCGATCCTGTGGATGTTTTGCTTAGAGGAGATTCCCCGCCGACTGATGCGGTGGTGATTGAGGTCAACTGGTCGGACAACCCCTGGCTTCCGCCTGATCTCAGGTCTGATCTCGAGGACGACAGGCGGCGAGACCCGGACAAGTTCCAGCATGTGTGGGGCGGTCATTATTCGCTCAACTCGGAAGCGAGGGTGTTTCGCAACTGGAAGGTCGAAGAGTTTGAGACGCCTGACGATGCGACGTTCAGGTTCGGCGCCGACTGGGGCTTTGCGATCGATCCCACGGTGTTGGTTCGGTGCTTCCTCAAGGGGAAGAAACTCTACGTCGATAGGGAAGCTTGGAAGGTCGGTTGCGAGATCGACGAAACGCCCTCGCTGTTTGCTGGGAGCGATCAGGACAAGCTGAAGTTCGGGGACAAGCCGCGCTGGTCCAATGAACGCCAGCATCCCGGCATTCCTGGCTCGACCAAGTGGATGATTACGGCGGACTCGTCGCGGCCCGAGACGGTTTCCTACATGCGGCGGCTGGGTTTCAAGATCGTTGCCGCGATCAAGGGCGTCGGCAGCATTGAAGACGGAATCGAGTTCCTGAAGAGCTTCGACATCGTCGTGCATCCACGGTGCGAGAAGGTGATCGAGGAGCTGACGCTGTACGCTTACAAGACCGATCCGCAGACGAACGAAATCCAGCCTGTGCTGGAAGACAAATACAATCACACGATCGACGCGCTTCGATACGCGCTTGAGGCATTGAGGCGCGTTCCGCCCAAGGCTGCTCCGATTGTTTCGAAGAATCCCCCCGATCTCTGGGGCCGCAAGAAGGAGGGCGAGTCATGGAAAACTCTGTGACCATCGCCGACTATAAGAAGATGTTCGCGGACGCGCGCGATCTGTTGGCCGACAACCGCAAAGAGCAGCAGATCGACGACGATTACTACCACGGCTACCAACTCACTCCTGAAGAGCGGAGAGTCCTACAGAAGCGCAAGCAGCCGGACACGGTGTTCAACCGCTACCGGAAGAGCATCAACGGCACTTTGGGAGTTCTACAGGGCGGCGAGACCGATCCGAGGGCCTATGGGCGCAATCCAGGCGTGGATGAGGACGCTGCCGATGTGGTGTCGAAGACATTACGGTTTGTTGCCGATCTCAACGACTTCCATGAGCTGCGACTACGCTGCGCCTACGATTATCTAGTTCCTGGAACCTGTGCCGCCTTGGTGGAGGTTGGGGACGACAACAGGCCGAAGCTCACCCAGATCCGCTGGGAGGAATTCTTTCACGATCCCCGCTCACGGATGTGGGACTTTTCCGATGCTCGCTACATGGGCATCGCCAAATGGATGTACGCCGACGACCTGACGCGGATGTATCCCGACAAGGCGAAGGAGATCGAGGATACTTTAGGGTCAACCGGCCCGATCACGATTGACGACACGTTCGGAGACAGGCCGAGGGACAGCCTTTCGAATTGGGTCGATGCTCGCAAAAGACGATTGATGGTGGTGGAGATTTACCACCGCGAAGGCCAAGGCTGGCTCAGATGCGTATTTCATGCCGGCGGGATATTGGAGGCCAGTCCCAGTCCGTATCTCAACCAGAAGAAGCAGCCTGAGTGCGCGATTGTCGCCCAGTCCTGTTATGTGGACCGCGAAAACAACCGGATGGGCGTCGGGCGGGATCTGAGAACCCCGCAGGATGAGTTCAACAAACGCAGGTCGAAGCTCCTCCACGAGACCAGCAACCGCCAGATGCAGGCCATGCCCAATGAAATGGGGCAGATGGCGCTGGCAACCGATGCCGACACGGTACGGCAGGAAGCGGCAAGGCCGGACGGGATCATTCCGCCGGGCTGGATGCCGGTTCAGCGGGCGGACATCTTCACCGGCCAGGTCAATCTGTTGCAGATGGCCGAAGCCGAATTGGATCGGCAGGGACCGAACCCGGCCATTCTTGCCCGGTCTGCGTCCTCTGCCTCGGGGCGGTCGAAACAGGTCGATCAACAGGCAGGACTGACTGAAGACGCGGTTGTCTACAAGGGCATTCATGCGTGGGAAATGCGCATGTACCGCGCGATGTGGAACCGCTGCCGCCAATATTGGACGGCACCTGATTATATCCGGGTCACCGACGATCTGAAATCACCGCAGTTCATTGGCATCAACCAGCCCCAGACGGGAACGCAGATCGGCCGCAACCCTGAGACGGGAATGCCGGAAATCCAGCAGGTCGTGCTGGGCTATGAGAATCAACTGGCCGAACTGGATGTCGATATCGTTCTGGATGTTGTGCCGGACACCGCTGCTTTGGCTGACGAGCAGTTCCAGGCGCTGACCGAACTGGCGAAGATGTACGGTCCGCAGGAAGTGCCGTTCGACGATCTTCTTGAGGTGTCGAGCATCCCCAACAAACGGGAGCTGATCGAGAAAAGGAAAGCGAGAGCCGAGCAGGCATCGCAGCAGGGCGGACAGGGCCAGCAGATGCAATTGCAGGCCGCAGCCGTGGAGATTCAGGACAAGGCCGCCGCAGCTCAGCTGAAGCAGGCGCAGACGGCCAAGACGCAGGCCGAGACCGAGAAGCTCGGTTACGAAGCGCAAAACGAGATCATCAAGCCGCATCTGGAAGCCGTGAAAGCCGGTTTTCAGATCGGACAGAGACAACCGCCGCCGGGTTTGACGGGCGCTACAGGCTAGACTGCATCTAGCACCCGCCGCCGGGGCTCGGGCGCATCGT